GCATCGCTAAGCGGCCCCGCTCTACACGTTTCGTAAGAGACGCGTTTGGCAATTGGCAACCTAGTGGAAAAAGTTTATCCAAGAAGGCTGAAATCTCAAAGATGCTTGCGGACACGTGGCTCGAGTACAGTTTCGGATGGGCCCCTCTTATTTCAGACATTAAGAATGGCGCCATTGCCCTAGCTAGACTCACTTCTGAACCTCGTTCAGAGCGTGTTTCGGCTATCGGTGTACACGAGCTCGTGACCTTAGATGCTATCGAGAATCTTGGTGCGTCGCAGGCTGGGTTCTATACTAGATACTCAGTGCGCGACTCACATTTGATCCGTGTTAGCTATAAGGTTGGTGTTTCTGCTGCCATGACTGCACCCGCTGGCACTACCGACCGGCTGATTGAACTCTGCGGATTTTCTATGCAGAACTTCATACCAACCGTTTGGGAATTGCTACCGTGGTCTTTCTTAGTTGATTATTTTGGTAATATCAACTCAGTTCTCGAAGCTTATACGACCGACATCGCCGGAGTAAAGTGGGCTAGTAAGACTGTCTACACTGGAAGTGTTCGAAAGATCACCTCTCGTGTCGACGTGCCTTATAACCGGGCTTTCTACGGCGCTCGTTTCGTATCTGCTGGGAGACAGGACATCGGTACTTACCAGTCTGAAGTTTCCTCTGTTGTGAGAACAAGTGGACTCTCATATCCTACATTGAGATTCCAGCTCCCAGATACTCCACGTCAAGTGGGGAACATGGCAGCTTTGCTTATCGCTCAGGGGCGTATGCGTACTAATAGTTTTCTATAGTACGTTCACTTTGTTGTTTTTTCAAAGGATCGTAATCATATGACTACGAATGTATCCTCACCAGTAAATGGTGGGGCACAAACTGGCTTCACGTCGCCGACCTATACACTCGTTGCTGATCAAGCAACGGATGTGAATATGAAACAATGGGCGGTGACTGGAGTTGGTGGAGCGGGTAATACGCCTGCATTGCACTCGGCTTCTTCGCCGTTTTCAACCAGCATGTGGAAACCTAAAGTCTTCAAGCAGCTTGGGACGATTAATCCCGCTACTGGAAGACTCGCTAACGTGCCCATAAATGTCTACAAGGGTGTGACCCGTAAAGGGACAGTGCCTCTTGCTGGACAACCTGCCGCTACGTCGTACATCAAGTCCGAAATTGGAATTGCTGCCGGCGCAGATACGGCATCTCCGATCGACGTCCGTGCCATGATCAGCCTCCATATTGGAATGCTGAACCAGATCTCTGCAGGTCTGGGTGACACGGCGGTGACCGGTCTGCTGTAAAAGCAGGTTATGGCTCCGTTAGCTGAGGGGCTCCTTCGACTTGTAATTGAGGATAGGCCTAATAAGCTCTTTCTCTTGAACCAGGCGTTCGAGCTCCTCGTCTTTCACATATTGGGAGTAAGCCTATGTATGCTATTACTAGTCTTTACCAAAACCTGTTGGACGATATTGGAATCGAACCCATGCCGCTTACCAGCGACATGGATGTCGAAACCGCGAGAAAGGTCTGGATCGCTGACAGCTTCATCAAGAAGTTCGTCGACGACTCAGTTGATAAATCGGCTAATGCACTTTGCCTTGACAAGGTTCTTAGTAGTAATGATTCTTGTCGGACTTTTTGCCTTAATCCGGTTCGTCTCTTTCACGACGTTGTTATTAATGAGGTAAGAACCTCTTTTGATAACGCCGTCTTTCGTGGTCCTGATCTTAAGCTTGATCTTCACTCAATCAGTGAGGGTTTTGGTTTAGGACCGGGTGCGAATGTTGACTGTGAGTCGTATGATTTCTATACTAAACTCTTTAACAGCCCGCTTTCGCGAACAAACGATCGTCTTCATCGAGAATATCGATGTGCAATAGCACCACTGCCTTTGGTTTCTCAGGCCGAGCGTCTTCGCGAGGCCCACAAAGGCAACACTATTGTATCAGGGAGCCGTTTGTCATTTGTTGCTAAAACGCGTGCTATTTCGCGATCTATCTGTACCGAGCCCACATTGAATATGTTATTTCAGAAGGGTATCGGTGCTTACCTTGAGCGTGAGTTGCAGCGACAGTTCTCAATTGATCTGTCTAAACAGCCTATTCTCAATCGTAAGCTGGCTCGTATCGGTTCTGTCGTTAGTACTTATGGTACTATTGACCTAACTGGCGCGTCAGACAGTATCTCGATTGAACTTGTGAGGCAATTAGTACCTGATGTTCTTTTCAGGTGGCTAATGTTGGCTCGTTCGCCAGCTACCACCCTCCCGGATGGTAGTTTGGTTAAACTCGAGATGATATCGTCCATGGGGAATGCTTTTACGTTTCCCTTAATGACGTTTATCTTCGCGTCTCTCGTTTCTGCCTGCTACCGTGTTATGGGAATAGTTCCCCAGTACGGTACTCATCAGAATGGTCCTCAGAACTTTGGTGTATTTGGCGATGATATCATTGTGCTTGAAGAAGCATATGAGTTCGTCGTTAGTACACTGGAGCTTTTCGGATTTTCTGTGAACGAAAGCAAATCGTTCAATGCAGGTTATTTTCGAGAATCATGCGGAGGCGACTATTATAAAGGCCACGAAATCCGTGGTGTCTACATAAAGGAGCTTTCACATGAAGCACACGTTTACTCTGCGTTTAACCGCATTGTCCGCTGGTCCTCAAAAACCGGAATATCTTTGCCCTCGACAGCTAATGCCTTGTGGAGTGCGTGTCACCCTGAGAAAAGGTGGCTCGTCCCACAATGTGATAGTGATGATGAGGGTTTCAAAGTTTCGGCTGCCGCAGTTCAAGAGCTCTTACCTCAACTTAGAGAGACAATCCGAAAGGGAAGTCTTTCTTCGAAAAAGATTAGAGTCCTTGTCTGCGGTACTCGAGGAAGATACCAGAAAGTTGGAAGAGGAGATTCGTTTGGCCAAGAGTATTATGCTCTTGTAAACCAACCTAAGTCCTTTTCCATACCGGACGTCGGGCATGACGGTGAAGCTGTGCCTAAAGGCACTTTACCTGGATTCATATATAATGGACCCGGGCTTCTCGTTTCATTGCTTGGAGGTTTTATTAGCAACGGCCGTATGACTGTTCGTTCTGAGCAGTTTCGGGCTAATGTGCGTCGACGATTCAATTCCTCTTGGAATTGGACGTCCGCGTCCGGCCTTAATGGCCGAGACTATCTTTGGGAGTTAACGGTCGAGCAGTACTTACGTGTTCCTAGCAAAGACTTAGCTGTCTAGCGTAGGCCCACACTCGAACGTTCAAGATAGCCG